GATGCATTGACAAACAACTTTATAGGCGAGTATAAATACATGAAGAATATGTGCAACGAGCTGCATCTTGACCGAAAGAAACTGAGAAGAATATTCCTCGGAGAAACCAGAAATTTATATAAATATCGCTTTGTTGTTTTCAGAGAAGGTCAACAGACTATCGAAAGCGAATCAGCGAGTAGATTAGGGTTACGTGAAATTCGTAACACCGAAGCGCAAGACACGATGAAGGACGTAGGCTGTCCTGAGTGAAGATATAGTCGATTAACGTGTAGAGCTTCATTATCTCCTTGGTATGAAAGAGGAGGTATGCATCCAGAAGACGAATACGATAAGCCTGTATTTGTAGGGAGATTTAATTGCGGTAAACGCTGTGCCGCTTATCTTGGTGACAAGGTAATAAAAAGTGCTTAAACTGCTGGAAACCCTTAAAGCTATGTTGACTACAGCATAATTGGAAACAATAAGTGCGAACGTGGGCGAAAGCCAGAAAGAACAACATAGATGTATTATGCCGAAAGGCTACGATATATAAAATAGGCAATCAGCAACGAAACCTACTATAGTGGGGACGCTCAACGAGTATAATAGCACATACTTATATCAATCATATTTGTATACACAAGGAGGTGAATATATGTGTTCGATATACAAGATAACTAATATAGTATCGGGTAAGGTATATATTGGTCAAACCACAAAGCCATTTACTGTGCGCTGGCACTATCATTACAATCAATTCTTAAACAAAAATAACAAGCTTCCACTATATGTTGATATGCGTACAATCGGAATCGAAAAATTCTCCTTTCAAATAATTGAGTATGACGTTGATGAAATAGAACTCGATGCTAAAGAGGAATATTATATTAACATATATCACTCTAATATGAAAGAATACGGGTATAATCAAACGTTGGGAGGAAAGCATACTATTAACTCCTATTTATCTGAAGATGTGATCAGACAGATAATACACGATATAATCAATAATCCAGATATGTCTCTGACAGAGATAGGAAAGATGCATAATATCAACGTTGGTCTTATTAGTGATATTAATCAAGGTGATACTTGGAATTTCTCTGAATATACATATCCAATTAGATTATCACATGATAGAGCTAATAAACTTAATACTACCGATATTAACGAAATAGTTAATCTTCTTATGCAAGGAAAAAGCTGTAAGACTATTGCCAAGATGTATAATGTGTCAAACGTCACTATTAGTAACATTAACAATGGTAAGATTTATAAGAACAAAGACATATCATACCCAATATGTAAGAGTACAAATTCCCGAGAAAGATTAACAATCAGAGATGTACAGGATATAGTTAATTATCTTTCTAATACAGACCTAAGTTACTCTCAAATCGGAAACATAGTCTGTAGAGATCATCATACTATCTCGAACATTGATGCTGGCAGAGCATACAAAAATCTGTTAAATCAACTCGGTATATTGAATTTTCCTATTCGTAAATTATGATTGATATAAGTATAAGGTATACTCTAATCCGTATTAAATATCTGGAAACAGACGGTATAAATGGCAATCTCCTTACATCTCCCAATGATACTTGCAAAGGCAAGAGCAGAAGGACGTGATTTCTATGAGGTCCTTGACTACTATATGGAAATGATACGCAACCTTCACAAGAAGACATACGATTTCTTAGGCGACAAGAAAGCAAGCATCAATCCTCTTGGGTTCTGCGAGGGCGGTTTCTATGGCGGACATTTGAAGCCAGATCAGAAGATAAGACCTCTACTCAAGGCAATGACGTTCTCGTTTGGTGTTACAGCACTGAATGAAATGCAAAGACTTTACAATGGTAAGTCGATATATGAAGACGGAGAGTTTGCACTTGAAGTCATGAAATATATCAACGACAAGATAAACGAGTATAAAGAAGCAGATAAGATACTCTATGCCGTGTACGGTACCCCCTCAGAGAGCCTTGCAGGTCTCCAGTCAGAGCAATTCAAGGCGAAATATGGCATAATCAAGAACGTGTCAGACAGAGGATATGTGAGCAATTCATTCCATTGTCATGTGACAGAGAACATAACTCCCATCCAGAAGCAGGATGCTGAGTCAAGGTTCTGGAATTATTTCAATGGCGGTAAAATCCAGTACTGTCGTTATCCTGTAAGTTATAATCTCAAAGCCATTAAGACGCTGGTACGCAGAGCGATGGATTTGGGCTTCTACGAAGGAGTTAATCTCTCACTCTCATACTGTGAGGATTGTGGTTATGAACAACTTGACATGGAAGAGTGCCCTAAGTGTGGCAGCAAGATGATAACAAAAATAGACAGGATGAATGGGTATTTAGGTTATACCAGAGTCAAGGGCAAAACAAGATATAACCCTGCGAAGAACGAAGAAATCAGAGATAGGGTAAGCATGTAATACAAGCGGGTCGTAAAAGGCGACCCGCATTTACAAAGGCGGTAAACGATAGTGAACTACCATAACATAACAACAGACGATATGCTGAACGGCGAAGGACTGAGAGTCGTTCTCTGGGTCAGCGGATGCTCGATGCATTGTGAAAAGTGCTTCAATCCTCAGACATGGGATAAGGATAGCGGAATACCATTTACAGCAGAGACTATGAATGAGCTTCTTGAAAAGCTCGATAAGCCTTATATAGACGGGCTTACAATATCAGGCGGTCATCCTATTGAACACTATAATATAGATACCGTTATAGATATAGCCAGAACAGTGAGGGAGAAGTTACCTGAAAAAACTATATGGGTATATACAGGCTATGACTTTGACTTCATAATACAGAACCAAAACATAAAACATATGGACCTTCTACGTTATGTTGATGTCATTGTCGATGGTAGATTTGCACATCAGCTTCTTGACGTAAAGTTCCCGTACAGAGGCTCGACAAATCAGCGTCTTATAGATGTGCAGAAATCCTTGCAAGAAGGGAAGACCATACTTTATGAGTGCTAAATCTCCTAAGAAAGACCAGCTTAGTAAAAAGGTATCAATCTATGATAGCCATTATACATTAAGGTATGTTATATACTCAGATCCATTCAATACCTATTACTTATACGAGGTCATAGACGGTAACGAAGTGTACACAAAACGCAGTGCTGCGTCGCCTATAGAACTTGAAGAAAAATATGTCAAAATAAAGTAGCAAAAGGTATTGACAAATGATTTATGTTATGATATAATATCAACATAGACGTGATTTGAGATATTGAACCCATTAACATATAACTTAATAAGTAGGTGACTAAATGATTTATCTTGACAACGCTGCAACCACATTCCTCGACCCGGCAGTGCTCGATGAAATGATGCCATATCTTACTGACTTGTACGGTAATCCTTCGTCGAGGCATCAGCTTGGGTTTGAAGCTAAGAAAGCTATAGGGATTGCGAGAGAACGTGTAGCTCAAGCGATAAACGCAGAACCATCACAGATCATATTTACAAGCGGAGCTACAGAGTCGAACAACTGGCTCGGTGTAAACTACTCAGTGTTCGCATCTAATTCTGAGCATCCGTCAATCCAGAAGAACGTATCATCCAGCCCCTCGACTACCGATGCTAATGTGCTTTCAAGGATGATGGTCAACAACGAGACAGGGTTAATCAACGACGTCAAAACGTTCGTCAAGGTAACCCAGAGAACATATCTGCATACGTTCCCGCCATACTTAGTCCATACTGATGCTACTCAAGCTTTTGGGCATATGAAGATAGATGTGCAGGACCTCGGCGTAGATTTTCTTACACTGTCTGCACATAAGTTTCATGGACCGAAGGGTGTCGGTATCCTGTACATCAGAGACAGAGAAACTGTTAAGCCGTTACTTTATGGTGGCGGTCAGGAGCTTGGCTTGAGAAGCGGTACTGAAAATGTAGCCGCAATAGTTGGTATGGGCAAGGCAGCAGAGCTTCATAATTTTACGGAGAGCATTGGCAAACAACTTAATAATCTGAAGGAGCTGTTCATTAGCGGACTGTATAAAATCTATGACAGCATCGACGGACTGAGCAGAGATGATATTGTAACCTTTAAAGATAGACAATCTATCGTTGATGACAGACGCTATGTCCCGAATATTATTCCAGTAGTGTTCAAAAAGATGCAAGCTGAGAATATAGTTGATGCTCTGGATTATAACGGCATATGTGCTTCGACTGGCAGTGCTTGCCACAACAACGATGCTCTGAACTACGGATATTCTTATTCCGAGATAGGGATTGAGAGAAAAGACTTAAACAGTGTCGTGAGGTTCTCGACATCTGTATACAACACCGCAGATGAAATACGACAAACGCTCATTACACTAAACGATATTATAAGAAAGCAGGTGGCTTTTACCAATGAATAAGTTTACTAAGGTTTCGTATGAACAATACGCTAAAGACGGCGGTGGAAGCATTGATGAATACAAAAGCATCAAACTTCCTCGAAGGGCAACAAGCGGTTCAGCAGGATATGATATATATTCTCCGATAGACTTCGATCTCCCGCCACAGCAAACAATCGTGATAAAGACGGGCTTGAGGATTCAGTTTGATGATCGCTATTATCTTGCTATATTCCCCAGAAGCGGACAGGGTTTCAAGTTCAAAGTACAGCTCTGGAACACTTGTGGTATCATTGATTCGGATTATTATTATTCCGATAATGAGGGTCATATCATGATAAAGCTATTCAATGACAGTCCAGAAGGCAAAACAATGTCGATTAAGGCAGGAACAGCAATAGCTCAGGGCATCATACATCGCTTTTACACTACAATTAATGATGACCCTGTAACAGATAACAGAAACGGCGGTTTTGGTTCAACAGGGTGAGAGCAATGAACATATCATATAGTTTTAAGTACGATAAGATATATACAACGTACATTAATAGCGATATAGGAATTGTTGTAACGTGCTTGAACTGCGGTTGTAAGATAGTGACTACACAGCATAGATACATCAGAGGAAAAACATGGCATAGGTGTGATGGTAACTATGGAGAACAGATTGAAGTACCTGAGCAACAATGTAATAACAAAACAGGAATTTGAGAAAATGTTCCATATAGGACACGGGAAGTCATACGAACTTCTGCATACGAATGGTTTCCCGTGTTTTAAGATAGGGCAAAGATATTTCATACTGATAGATAAAGCAATAGAGTGGCTGTCAATCCATAATAGGGTCTGACAGCCCCACACAAGGAGAGGATTCCAATGGTAAATATAAAGAGAACAGTAGCAGCGATAATGAGCATAGCAACTGCATGTGTTATGGCAACAAACGTATCTGCTAAGGAGTATTACGTACCCAACATCGACTCTGATTTTAAGTCGTACATGGATTACAGATGCATTACTGACACAAGAAGTGACCAGTACGAGTTACAAAGAAACGCCTTTACCGACGATAACGGTCTTCGCATGGTTAATGACTATTACTGTGTTGCTCTTGGTACGTATTACTCTGATACTATAGGCGACTGCTTCCTGATAACTCTTGATACTGGCGATAGCTTCAAGGTCATCGTAGGTGATATCAAGGACGACAGGCATACAGACAGCAGCAACCGTTATTGCGATATGGGCAATGGTAAGGGCAATATAGTTGAGTTCATTGTTGATACGAGATGCCTTGACGACTATGCAAGAAGAATGGGTACTATTTCAGCTATAGATGGATTTGAGGGCAACATAGAATCCATCGAAGCTATAGACTTTGAGTGAGGTATAAAATTTGACATTTCAAGAAAAGAATGGCAGTCTGTTCGATCTGCCAGATGATTATATTTTGGTGCATTGCATAAGCAGTGATTTTGTTATGGGAGCTGGCATAGCATCTGTTTTCAATCATCAGTACGGTATTAAAGAAGCGGTCATGAATAGATATCGTATATACAACTGGATTGGACACGGCTATAACTTGATGATAAGCAGTCCTCAGTGTCCTTGGACTGTAGCAAATCTCGTCACAAAGTGCAGGTGCTTCGGTAAACCGACGTACAGAACATTAGAAGAAGCCCTAAGAGATTTAAAGACCCAGCTTCGTAATTATCCTGATATTACCAAAATAGGTATGCCAAGAATAGGCTGTGGGTTAGACAGGCTGTCATGGTATAAGGTATCTCAAATCATTCAAGATGTCTTCGACGATACAGACTATGAGATTACGGTTATGAATATTAACTTGAGCAACTAAGGAGTAATACAATGCCAGACTACAATGCAGATGTAACAAATTCTCAAAAAGCTCGTGCAGCTTACGTATGCAACGGTGCTTCAAACCACTCGACAACAGAGAGGCAATCAGAAGATTATTACGCTACAGACCCAGATGCTTTACGCAAATTGCTTGATGTATATGATGGTTTCAGTAAGAATATCTGGGAAGTAGCATGTGGTGGAAATCACTTGTCGAACGTCCTCAAAGAGCGTGGTCATAACGTCAGATGCACTGATATCATAGATAGAGTTCACGACGGATCAATAGAAGTGATGGATTTCCTGAAGTCGAACGAGCAGTTTGATGGAGATATTATTACAAATCCGCCCTATACATATGCCACAGAGTTTGTTAATAAAGCACTGGAGACGGTAACTAACGGTCACAAGGTGGCAATGTTCTTAAAACTCACATTCCTTGAGAGTTCTAAACGTAAGACACTGTTTGAATCTACCCCCCCCCGCATTGCTCTATGTGTCCACTAAGCGTATACAGTGTGCAATGAACGGTCAGTTCGAGAAGTATGCAGCATCAGGTACAGCAGTAGCATACGGCTGGTATATATGGGTCAAGGGAGTAAAGACCGAGCCTGTGATAAGATGGTTCAATAAATGACATAGGAGAAACAAATGCTATTTACTGATATTTCGTTTAATATAGCAATCGCTATTGCATTTCTGGCGCTGTTTGTCCTCGGCAGAATATTTGTAAAGAGTGCAGTTGACTTGATGATGGACAGCAACTCATTAGAAAATCAAACCAAAGGAGATAGCAGTGGCGACTAAGCAAAGTATTACAGAGGAAGAGTCACAATTCATCAAGTGGCTCGTATCTGATTCGTATTACAGTCAGATGGACGACGACACCTTGAGTAAGATAGCTCACTGTGAGCCGCAACATATCAGTGCAATGCGTAGACACATAGGCACTCTTAAGGATTTAGGGTGCGAATCCCTATGCATGTATTGCTCAAAGTGTTTCGATGCCAGATATTGCGACGATAAGAAACGTGTACTGCACGGAGAACGTTGTGAAGATTTCAGCTATGGCAGACTGCCCAACAGAGAGTTCTTCACAGAAGGAGTTCTCAAACTCATGGAAGCCGCATTAACAGCCGTATACGAGGAATATACGGCATTACAGAAAGGCAAACAGTATACAGCAGCCAGTAGATATAAGAACTCGGTTTGCAAAAGTAAACTATTTGCCTTGTGCGGTGTAAATAAGACGACATTTGAAGATATAGTTCAAAAGCTGAGACGCAAAAGGGCGCAACAGATGCTTCGTAATGAAACGGACCTGTCCAAATAATTATAAGTGAGGTATAAATATGTACACTGACAACGTGAAAAAATACTATCCGCATATGGTTGAAGTTTACAGTAAATATATGGCGGAAGTAAAGGCTCTTATGGACAAGATAGACGACGAGATATATTCGGTTATGGATGAACAGGACCGTCGTGATATCAATGTGTCAGGACCAATAACCGTACATGACAGATTACAGGTATACGTTAAGCATCCAAGTAAAGATGCGAAGTTCGTCTTTACTGATTCTGACGGTGATGCATATTACCGCATGAATATGAATGGTCTTGATATCACGGAGGTTGTTCAAAGGAACATCGAGCCATGAGCGAAGTTTATATCTTAGACTGGCGTGCATTATTATGGTTTGCATAGTAGGGTAGTAATCACGCTGCGATAAATATTCTGAAATTCCAGCAAGATAGGAGCGATTACGATATGTATGATAAGCAAGGATTAAACATCTCAATAGATTACATTGACTACAGCAGGAAGATGGTCACATTCACTGATGAAGATACAGGCGATGAGATAACTACTACTATGGAATGTAGGGGAGAGTCGCTCCTTATACACTATCGTGGCAGGGTTATTGATTTGAATGATATCGAACTGATGATGTAATAGGAGTAATGCAAGATGATG